TCGCCTCGCGCAATTGGTTGCGTAGGTTTTCAATTACTTTTGGGTCATCCATTTTTTAACTCCAGTTATAAGAAAGAATTGATGGGTACTTCTCTTTGCTCACGGTCAAGCCTGTTGGCTTGCGCAGAATTGATTCGCTGTAGTTGAGCCACTCGAGTGCGTCGTGCGTGCTGCCGGGTATGGCGTCGATGGTTGCCCGCTGGCGCCACCAAGACTCGGCCTTCCTGCGTGCGTAGCCCTCGTGAGACAGGCACACCCACTCGCTGGCCACTCGCATGAGGCCGCTGTAATACTCGACGCGCAGGCTGTCCGGCTTGTCCTCTTTTTGATGCAGCTTGTAGGCGACTCGGTCCACAGCAACCGCATTGAACATGGTCTCCTTCTGCGAGCTAAGCACCGGTGCTGCGCTTGCCTCTGAGCCGTGGGTGATGCGCTCTGGTGGCGGGAATATGTGGCCGCACTCCAAGCACTCGGGTGCGCTGGCCGGGTTTGGGTTGCCGCAGTTGGGGCAAATCTTGGTGGGCGCCACACCCTTCTTACCACCGCTTGGCACGCGGCCCTTGATCTCGTCGACCGGCCCGAGGGTGACGATGGTGTCGGTGAAGTCTGCAATCAATGCATCGGTCTTGCCCTCGGCTGTGCGCAGGGCGCGACCCAAGATCTGGACGTAAAGCACTGGCGATTTGGTGGCGCGCAACAGGACAAGGAAGTCGATGTCGCGCACGTTGAACCCAGTGGTCAGCACCGACACGTTGACAAGGCAGCGAAGCTCACCGCGACGGTATGCCGCAATGGCCCCGTCACGCTGCGCAGAAGGCGTGTCTCCTGTCACTACTGCCGTAGGTATTCCCCGCTCAATTAAGGCCGCGCAAACGTGCTCTGCGTGGGCCACGTTGACCGCAAATACCAGCCACTTCTTTCGGGGTGCACCCATCTCCACGATCTCGTCGCAGGCCGCCTGCACCAGCTCATCCTTGTCGGTCAACTTGGCCAGGTCTTGGAGGTTGTAGTCACCTGCCACTGTGCGCGCCTCGCTGACATCGATGTGAGTCTTGGTCTCAATGGTTGTGAGTGGTGACAGGAAGCCAAGGTCGAGCAGCTCGCGGATGGTTACCCGAGTGCACACGTTGGTGAACAGCGGCTCCTCACCGCAGGTCAGCCAAGCGCCGTTGCCGCGAAACGGCGTGCCCGTCAGGCCCACGACGCGGGCTGGGCTGCCGTACTTGCGCAGGTCACCGATGAAGCTGCGCCACATGCCGGTGTCTTTTGGGTTGATGCCGTGGCACTCGTCTGCCAAGATGAGATCGATACGACCCATGAGGTGGGCCTGTTTGTAGATCGATCCGATCGTGGCGTAGGTCAGGTCGTAGCCAAGCTGCTTGCTCTTGACCGCCGCAGAGTAAACCCCAGCGCGCGCCTCTGGCCACACCGAGTACAGCTCCTCGACGTTCTGGACGAGCAGCTCTTTGCTTGGCACGATCACCACAATGCGCGTGCCTGGATACTCAGTCATGGCACGCTGAGCGATCATGGCCACCATCATTGACTTGCCCGCACCGACGCAGGCTTCGATGATTGGGTTGCCATCTGGGTGTTTGTGGAAGAAAGACCACAGATCCTCAACCACTCGCGATTGGTATGGGCGTGGGACTAGCATTTCTCAAACACCAAAAAATAAGAGTGATGCACACGCGCATGTTTTTGAACGCGCTTCTTGTCTCCGTATTTTTCAGGCATAGGCATGCGGTGCTTTGCGGCCAGCACGAACAGGTCTTTAAGACGAAACATTCCAGCAGCCCAGTTCACCACGTTGATGTGCGTAGCGTGCATCTTGTGGTTGTGGATGATGTCTTGGCACTTGATCACAAAGATGCCCTTGCTCCACAACACGCGGTGCGCTTCTTTAATCGTGCCGCGGTAGTGCTCCTCGAGTTCTTCGTAGCGCCAGTAACCACTGAAGCGTTTGCCCATCACTGAGTTGTGCTCGCGGCCTTGTTTGATGTACGTCAAGAACGGAGGATCAAACATCACCGAGCCAAGCGTGTTGTTCTTTAGTGGCAGATCGACGCTGGTTGCAAGGTGCGTATCAAATGTTTGCGGGTCCAAGTCGAACTTGAGTGCTGGCTGTGGCAGGTTTTTCCAGAACCCACCATTACCGTAAGTGATGTCGGCGCCGAAGCAATCAATGTTACACAGATCCATGATCGACTTGATGATGTAGTCTTGGTCATGGCTGACCGATTGAATCTGTGCCATCACTTCACCACCGTACCGCTCACACCTTGCGCCTGCAGGTCGAGCTTCAGCTTGGCCACGTCGCCAAGCAGCAGTTTGTTTTCCAAGTCACGGATCTCTTGCGAGTCGAGTGATGTCAGGCGCTCACCGTTGGCAAACGTCTGGCCGGTGGCCTTGGTTGTATATACAACGTCGCCGTCCACAAAGTCGGTCATGGTTGCAAAGTTGTCCAGCAGGATCGGGATGTAGCGATGGTTGGTGCATCCCTCGCGCTGTACCTCGAGCGTCAGATCAAACTTGTGGTGCGCGCAGGACCAGCGTGCATCACCATCAGGCTCGGCGGTTGAGTGTGCGCACGTGCGGCAGTTGACGGCGGGCGCCATCTCGCCATGGCAGTGGGCGTGGAAGTCGCACATCTTGCAAGTGAACCAGCTCGGGTCGTTGTTGATCTTAAGTGGTGGCTCATTCGAGAACACGACGCGCTCAGCTCTCGCCTTTAGCTTGGCGAACTCGTTCACGTCGAAGTCGACGCGCTCGCTGTACAGCTCGTCGGTGTTCTTGTTGACGGCCAGATAGAACGCACGCTCCAAGCCGGTGAGGCCCATGTAGATTTGCATCTGCGCGTAGTGCTCTGGCTTTGCGCCTTGGACTTTTTTCTTTACCAACTCGGTAAAGCTTTTCTCGCCATGGGTTTTGTACTCGAGCACGTGCCAAGTCTTGGGCGCCTCTGGAAAGCCTACGCCTGCACCGTCCATGCTGCCACCGAAGTGATTGCCCAAGGCTTGCACGCGCCATTGCTTACCCTCTGGCGTGACGTCGTGGACCTCAATGCCAATGCGTCGCAGGTTTGCAGTGAAGCGAGCCTCAGCCATTTGGCCGGTCTCGAATAGGCGTAGCATGCGGCCACTGAATTTCTTGGCGTCGACCCATCGGAAGGTCAGCCACAGTTGGCGCTCGCATGGTCGGCCAATCAAGCTGGCGCCCAAGTGCGGACGGTTTCCTGACTCGGCGTCGTCCTCGTAGGCTTTGTAAATCTTAGCGACCGTGGTGTGGTTTGGTTCGGGCAGTGCTGCCATGTTGTTCTCCGTCTTGTTGCAAAGGTGAGGGCTGGAGGGCGGCTTAACGCTACCGAGGGGCGCTTTCACCAAGCATCTCGGCGCCCACTTTTTGCAAACCCCATTCGACTTGCGTCTTGGCGGGGTATCACTTCGTTTACTCGGCACCAGCCCTCACCTTTACAGGCTCCCCGAAGGGAGCCGCCGATTACTCGGCTGTCTGAGTTGTTGGCACTTCAGCGCCAGCGACTTCGATCTTCACGCCGTCTTGCATTGCCGCGACGAGTGTCTTTTGGTTTGCCACTTCAACATGGAACAAGCCTTCAGCGACGTGGCGCAGTGCTGCATTCTTGGTGCTTGCTTCGACGAGGTGGAAGCCGTCGCCAGTGGTTGATTGAACTGAGTAGATACGGGTTGTCATTCTTGTGGTCCTTCGGGTGGTTGTTGCTGACCTTTGTCAGCGTCTTGTTGAGCCAGTTGCATTGATCGGATTTGCAGCAATTGGAATTGATACTGCGCCTCGATCTCTTGGTAGAGACCATCACTCTCTTCGCGTGGCATTTTGTTCAAAGCGGACAACACTAGCTGGACGCCAGTGGGGACCATCTTGATGATGATGATTGGTGGTTTGTTCATGTCTTCTTTCAAAAGGTGGGGTGGTGACGCGGCCCATCCGCGCACTCTATAGCTCTACCTATGTATCCACCCCATAAGAGGTGAGGTCTACTCGCTGCACTGGGCCGCTCAGGACTCGAACCTGCTTGGGGCCGTTCGTACCACAGCATCCGCTTTCGACCTCGTCAATTACTTCTTAGCCCAAGGAGGAGCTGAGCCTGCGGGTGCCGTCGTTGCTGGCGCGGCTGCCGTGTTTGCTGCCGCTGAGAATGGGCGAGGAACGGTGCTAGGTGGCATCGCTGCACCACCAGAAGCTGCGCCATCGACAGGCTTAAAGCCAGCAATTTCATTTTGATCTTCATACTGTGGGTCATCAGACTTGCGGATCTTCACGCGGATTTGGACAGGCTTGTTGTGCAGCTCG